ATGTATAATAAAACAATATTAAAAATAACATATAAAGATGGCAGAAACATTATTATCTCCAGGTGTATTAGCTAGAGAAAACGACCAATCATTTATTACTCAACAACCGGCTGAAATTGGTGCTGCGATTATAGGCCCAACAGCATTAGGTCCTGTTGAAGTACCTACTTTGGTTACTTCATTTAGTGAATACTCAGCAATTTTCGGTAATACAGTACAAAGTGCATCAATTGCCTTTTCGTACTTAACTTCCTTAGCAGCAAATAATTATTTCCAAAGTGGTGGATCTAGTTTATTAGTTACTAGAGTAACTCCAGAAGACTTTACTTCAGCGACAAGCTCATTTATTAGTACAGTAGATGGATCTGGTTTATTAACAGGAGATACCAATGCCGCAGCTTTATTTTCTTCAGTTACAGGCGCTGGAACAGGATTTACAGGTTCTGGGGTAGTAGTTTATGCAGCCCCACAAACTTTTACTACTATTGGTAGTGGAACAGGAGCAACATTTGCTCTTCAAACTAACAATGGAATAGTAACAGGAGTAACTGCTTCTTCAGCAGGAAATGGGTATGAAGTAGGAGATACAATTACCTTTTCATCTAATGATATAGGTGGTTCTCCATTAGTAGCAACTGAATTAACAGGTTCAACAACTTTAGGATTTGCAAATGGTAATGACGGTACAAATTTTACAATTACTCAAGGAGCTACTGCAGCAACACAAGCTGTAGTAAGTGGAGTTAATGCAACAGGAGTAACTGGAGTAACTTTTACAATAACCACAGCAGGAGGAGATGGATCTGCTGCTATTACAACTATAACTGCTACAGGATTAGGAGAAGGAGCTAAAATAGGAACAATTTTTACAATATCAGCTGCTGCTATTAATAGTGCAATAGGTGCTGGTACTGGTACTGGAGATACTGTTATTACAATTACTGAAGCAGATTTAACTGAAGATACTGCTAAAATAGTATTAGAAGAAGACAATTTAGTAGATGTAAACCAACCTTTTGTATTAGAAACAATTTCTGAAGGTTCAGTAATGAATACAGGAACACAAGAATTAAGTGAAGGAGCATTAGCAACAGGATCTCGTGAAAATGTACGTTGGTCAGTAGCAAGTGTAAATACAGGTTCAGGAACATTTAGTTTACTTATTCGTAGAGGTGATGATAGTATAAACCAACAAACAGTATTAGAACAATATACTAATGTGTCATTAGACCCATATCAACCAAATTATATAGCATCTCAAATTGGTGATATTAGTAAACGTTTAGTAAATGAAGGTGCAGATTATTTTATACAAGAATCAGGATCATATGCTAATTTATCAAGATATGTAAGAGTTAAGTCTGTAAATATGAAAACTCCTAATTATTTCGATAATAATGGACAAGCAAAATCTGAATTTACAGGATCTTTACCAGCTATTCAATCTGGTTCATTTAATGGAGCCGTAGGAGACAATATAACAACTGCTACTTCTGGAAGAGTTGCTAACTTTTATGGAAACATAGGAGATGGTGCTGCTTTTGATACACAAGGTTTAACTGGTAGTAATTATAATAACGCAATTGCTTTATTAGGAAATGTAGATGAGTACCAATATAATGTAATAAGTGCTCCTGGATTACTTAACGCAACTCACGCAACTCAAACAACAGCTTTAATCAATAACTCAATAACTAGAGGAGACAATATTGCAGTACTAGATTTAGTAAAATATGGTAGCTCAATCGCTTCAGTATCTCAAGCAGCATCTGCATTTGATAATAGTTATGCAGCAACATATTGGCCATGGGTTCAAATGATTGATCCACAAACAGGTGAATTAGTATTCTGCCCAGCATCAACCGTAATCCCTGGGGTGTATGTATTTACAGACGCTTCAAGTGAACCATGGTTTGCACCAGCAGGATTAACTAGAGGTGCTTTAGGACAAGTAGTTAGAGCTGAAAGAAGATTAACAGCTAATAACAGAGATACTTTATATGAATCAAATGTTAACCCACTTGCAACATTCCCACAATCCGGAGTAGTTGTGTTTGGTCAGAAAACATTACAAAAACGTTCTAGTGCTTTAGATAGAGTAAATGTACGTAGATTATTAATTGCTCTTAAAGGATTTATTTCTGGAGTAGCTGATAATTTAGTATTTGAACAAAATACAATTGCTACAAGAAATAATTTCTTAAGTGTAGTAAATCCGTATTTAGAAGGAGTACAACAAAGACAAGGATTATTTGCATTTAAAGTAGTAATGGATGCTACAAATAATACAGCAGCAACAATAGACAGAAATGAGTTAGTAGGACAAATTTTCTTACAACCAACTAAAACAGCTGAATTTGTAATATTAGATTTCAATGTACTACCAACTGGAGCAACATTTCCATCGTAAAAACAAAAAAGATAAATATTTATAATAAAATAAAATAATAAAATGGCAGTATTAGATCCAAACGAAATATTTTTCACAGCTTTTGAGCCAAAACAAGCTAATAGGTTTATCATGTATATTGATGGTATTCCAGCTTATTTAGTAAAAGAAGTAGGAGCTGTAACTTTATCACAAGGTACAGTTGAATTAAATCATATTAATGTATCAAGATATGTAAAAGGAAAATCCACTTGGGATCCAATTTCTTTAACATTATTTGACCCAATTACCCCATCTGGAGCACAAGCAACTATGGAATGGGTACGTTTACATCATGAATCAGTTACTGGTCGTGATGGTTATAGTGATTTCTATAAAAAAGATCTTACTTTTAATGTACTAGGACCTGTAGGAGATATTGTATCTGAATGGATTATAAAAGGTGCATTTATCACAAATACATCATTTGGAGATTATAACTGGGATACTGTAGATACAGCTCAAAATATAAGCATTACAGTACAACCAGATTATTGTATTTTAAACTTCTAAAAATTTTACCCACCCCTGATTTAGAAAATGGCTTGGCTTTTGCCAAGCTTTTTCTTATTTTAAACATATGGTAAAAGACTATCCTAATTTCTTAACATCTTCTGAAATAGAAAGTATTAAACAGGAGGTATATAATTTAAAAAAATATTGGAAACATTCTTCTCAATATAAAAATTCCCACCTTCTCCCTTATAAAAATACTCCTATTATAGAAGTTTTAAAAGACCAATATAAAGCAGAATACCTTTTAGGCGATCCCTTATATCGATTAGAAGGATGTAAAGAAGATATAAATTTAGATACACAACTACTACTAATTCATAGTTTTAATTGGGTATATAAAAAGTTATTAGATAAAATTCAACAAATAACATCTATAGAAACAGAACTAGAAACAGAATTAACAATCCCTGGATTTCATATATTTGCTTCTTATTTACAACCACTAAATACCTTTAAATATCATGTAGATACCAGTATTTTAGATTTTTATCCCCATATAGACATTACTAAAATAAAATCTTTTGTTTTACTTATAGAAGCTAATGGTACTACTCCTTGTTTAGATTATAAAACAGGAATAAAAGAATATGAATTTGGGACTTTACATTTGTGGGACGGAAATATAGACCATAGGATGGGAGAATTTGAAATAAAAAAAGGTGATTCAAGAATTACTCTCCAAGGTCATTATTATTATGATCCAGATACAAATACAAATAAATTATTCTTTTAAAAATTATGTGGAGATGTAATAAAAGTTTATTATATTAATATTTATAAACGCACAAAAACGTTATTAACAAATAAAGATTATGGCCGAATTTAAATTAGCTACCGAAGTTGTAGATTTACCCTCAAAAGGATACTTGTATTCTAAAGACTCTCCATTAGCAGAAGGAAAAATTGAAATTAAATATATGACTGCTAAAGAAGAAGACATTCTTACTAATTCTTCTTACATTCAAAAAGGAATAGTATTAGATAAATTATTTCAATCATTAATTGTCTCTAAAATAAATTATAACGATTTATTAATAGGAGACAAAAATGCAATTATGATTGCAGCTCGTATCTTAGGATATGGTAAGGATTATAGTTTTACCTATGAAGGTGTAGAAGAAACAGTTGATCTAACTGATGTAAATAATATTGAAATAAATGAGGAATTATTCAAATCTGGTAAAAATGAATTTGCTTTTACCTTTCCTCATTCTGGTAATGAAATTACTTTTAAATTATTAAATCACGGGGATGAAACAAAAATCCAACGTGAATTAGATGGTCTAAAGAAAATAAATAAAAACGAAGATCCTACTCTTACTACAAGATTAAAACATATGGTTTTATCTGTAGAAGGAAAAACAGATAAAAAAGATATTCGAGAGTTTGTAGATAAATATCTATTAGCACGAGATGCTCGTGCTCTAAGAGAATACATTAAATCAATGTCACCAGATATAGATTTAACTTTTTTTCCCTCTGGTAGCGAAACAACAAAAACAATTCCAATTGGGGTTGGATTTTTTTGGCCTGACTTTGGACAATAGTCAAATATACCGAAAAAACTTATTTACTCAAATACATAACATAGTCTTCCATGGAAATGGAGGCTATGATTGGTTTACAATATATAATATGCCTATTTGGCTTCGTAAATTTACATTTCACGAAATAAATGAATATAATAAAGACCAAAATGAAAGGGCAAATAAATCAAAAAATAAAGATTCATTAGTTAATACTAAAGGTCAAGTAAAAAGCCCCCAATTTAAAAATAAGTCTAGTTATAAGTAAAATTATTTCTTTTAATATTTATAACAAAATACCCTTATGGCATTAGAAGACGACATTAAAGCAGGTAAAATAGAAGCACAGGAATTCAAACAAATCATTATGGATTTGGATTCTACTTTTAAGTCTTTAGCCGTTACATTTGCAGAAAGCATTACTAATCAAACTAAAGGTGCTAATGCTGAAGTCCAAAAATTAGCAAAAAGTTACTCTCAAGATTTAACAAAGGGTATTAAAGAAGCTAGTAAGCAAAATGATATATTATCAAATATACAGGAATCCCTTAATCAAGGAAATAAAATTTCTCTTGCTCAACAAAATGCACTTAATAAGGCTGAAAGAATTCGATTAATAACTTTACGTAAAATAGAACAAGCTAAACAGGAGGGGATTGTTTTAGATGCTGAACAATTAGTAGATTTAGAAGCAAATTATAAAAAACAAAATAAAATAACGGGTGCTATTGAAGAAAGGGCAAAAGCACAAGAAAAATCTTTAGGGGCTGTTGGTAAAATTTCAGGTGCATTTACTGGTTTACTAGAAAAACTAGGAATGGGTGATCTTAATAAGTTTTTTAACCTAGATAAAGCAAATGCTGCATCTAAAAAGACATTAGAAAGTTTAGGTAAAAATGTAGGTGCAGGTAAAAAAATAAGTGTTGTTACTGGGAATATAGTTAAAAATTTAGATGGAGGAGCACTAGCTGCTGGAGCTTTATTTAAATTAGCAGGTGCTTTATTTGATCAATTTAAAAAAGCTGATCAATCTACAACTGAAATTGCTCGTGGCCTTAGTATGTCTAAAGAAGAAGCTAAGGAATTTAAAAAAGAAATGATGGAAACTAGTGGAGGATTTCTTTC